TATGACGTTTGAAGATGGACAACCAGTGGACATTGAAGTTCGTTTGTCTTTTAGAGAAGTAGATATAATGACAAGAGAAGCCATAGAGGAAGGGTACTAATGGCAAATTACTTTTCATTAATTCAGAATATTCGGTACAGCCTACAAGACGATGGTACTGAAATTCAGCAAGTTAAAAATATATTCGCCAGATCCAAAATTCTGAAGAGAATTCTAGATAACACTGCTGTGTACTCGGATTATGCGATGCAAGAATACGACACCCCTGAATCTGTTGCGCATAAATTCTATGGCGATGTCAACAAGCATTGGTTGGTAATGTTTTCTAACTTCGTCGTTGACCCTTATTTCGACTTCGCTCTGAGCGATTTCGCATTTCAAAAATACATCAAAAAGAAATATGGCACAATGGTTGCTGCGCAATCGACAATTCATCACACAGAAGAAGCCAATCTTTTCTCGAACATCGTTCTTAAGAAAAAGACTACTAGGTTCATAACTAACAAAGTCAGTCAATATGAATACAATTTTGCTACTGGCGAGGTAAGTTCGAGATACATGCCTGATCTGAACGATGGCGACATCGAACTCTCGTCGGAAACCTTGACTGCGCCAGACGGAACTGAGTGTACCATCAGCAGAAGAATATACTCAATCTCGAATTACGACTATGAATATTATCTGAATGAAGCCAAGAGAAACATAAAATTAATCGACCGAGCTTATGCGAATCTGATTGAAAATGAACTCAAAACTCTGATGGCGAAATAATGGCAGAAACAACGCAATCAAATCCTGGGGTATTTAATGCCAGCGATTATCAGATTAAATCGTTCATGTTATACACGAGCGACGGACAGGCTGTAGATCTAACTAATTTGGTTCTCGAACTCAATATCTACGAAGATCTTTTTGCTGCTACAATGTCAGGCGAAGCTCTCCTTTCAGACGCTCTGGATATGATGTCTATCTTTGCAGTACACGGCAATGAATATGTCAAACTATCAATCGACAAACCGTCATTAGAAGATCCAATTGAAAAAACGTTCAGAGTCTATTCTATAAAAAATAGAACTTATGGAACTTCGCAGACGTTAAATTATGTAATAAATTTTTGTTCCGAAGAGAACATTCTTTCTTCCTCAATTAAAATGAGCAAGTCGTATAAAGGCAGACGCATCAGCGAAATGGTCTACGACATTGCCACCAATTATCTGAAGATCGACACGAGCAGATTAGTTGTCGAGGAAACGGAAGGCGTCTTTGATATTATAATACCAAACATGGATCCATTGCAGGCTATTCACTGGCTTTCGACAAGAGCATATGCGCAGAACAAATCTATATTTATGTTCTTTGAGAACAGAGACGGATTTAATTTCGTTTCGTTCGAAACTTTGGCAGGATATCCTTCCTATGCGAAATACTTCAAGTCGGCTAAGTTTGGCGATGATAATCTAAAGAACTCGAAGATCTTTACATATCTAAATGCTGTGGAAGACTTCAATATAATGAAGGGAGTCAGATACGGGTCATACTCATCCAGCGTTATACGATACGACATCATCAACAGACAATTTCAGTCCACTCTCTATAATGGGTACGACTTCCGAGGGAAATTGTTGAACAAAGAATTGATGGTCAACAAATCCACAAATCGCCTTGGATTTGGTTTGTATGATTCGTATCTAAATGCAATAAAATATGTCATAACAAACGATGCTGATCCTTATGTCAACCCGACGTCATTTGAGTTGTGGCTTGGTCCAACTATAGCCAAACTCGGACAAATATCCAACTTTAAGATGATAGGAACTCTTCCTGGCGATGTAATGTTGAAGGTTGGTTCGACAATTGATGTTGAAATTCCTAACATGGTTTCCCAGAATCAAACCTATGAGATAAACGAATATAGGTCTGGAAAGTATCTGGTGTCAGCAGTCAACCATAAATTTATGGCGCCAATGTTCGGAAAGTCGTATAATACGACCATAGAATTCATGACCGATAGTGTAAATTCCCCAGTGCCTTCTGCTGTGGAAAATTCTCCAATACTAAATGAGTTAAAAAAATCATGATAGAAAAGAATTATGCAGGATTAGATGGATTCGTTTGGTGGATGGGCGTCGTCGAGAACAGAGCCGATCCCCTTGGTCTGGGTAGATGTCAGGTCAGAATATATGGATGGCACACTGGATCTCTTTCTGACATTCCTAAAGAAGACTTGCCTTGGGCGCACCCAGTCCATGCTTTGAATGCCAAATCCTTTTCGACGCCGAAAGAATCCGAAGTGGTTTTTGGATTCTTTGCTGATGGAAAGAATGGTCAGTATCCCGTAATGATGGGAATAATCCCAGGATACGAAACTAATCTAAAAGATACTGGATCGGGGTTTCATGACCTTCGTACCGAAGAGGACATAAAACTTTCACCCAAAAAACCAGTTTCGGTTGAATATCCAACGGACGGAAATGGCGTAGTTATCAATGAAGCCAACATCGCAGATCCGGTGATACTTGAGACTCTACGATATCCTCTGGATGAAGACTTGGAAAAACCAACAACACCAAGAACCGCTAGATACCAAGATCTTGGGAATACTGCCCTCTTTAGAAGAAAGCAGAATCTGGTAAAGAACATCGAAACTGCTGACGGTCTTTCTTGGTCTGAGCCATATCCAGCGTTCAATCCTCTCTACCCATTCAACCATACAACGGAAACTGAGTCTGGACATATATTTGAACTAGACGATACGCCGAAGAATGAACGAATTGCAATCACTCATCGCTCCGGAACATACAGCGAGATATATCCTTCTGGATCTAAAGTCGAGAAGATAACTAGATCTAACTATCAGATAGTGATGGCTGATGATAGTATTTACATAATGGGTAGAGCCGCAGTTACAATTGATTCTGATTGTCTACTGAAGGTTTTGGGTGATGTTAAAATCGAGGCTGGGAATGACGTTTCTCTCAAGGTGGCTGGATCTCTAAACATGAGCGTCAGAGAAGATTTGAATATCCGAGCACGATCACTAAATATTGACGTTGATACCAGAGTCGACGTTTTAAGTGGCGCGGATCAATACTTTACTTCTGGCGGCACTACTAACATCCTCGCGGCAGCAGAAGTGAATATTGATGGAGTTGTGACCAGCATACAAAACGGAGACTCGGAAGCCGGAACCTCAGCTGATATTACCTCAGCTGGAACGAGAGATACGAAGAACGATTCTACCCCAACGCCAGAAGAAGTGCCACTTCCACTGGTTTCGGGATTGGTGGACTTCGATCCAATAAGTGGAGATGCATATGAAAGGTCTCAATATAAGGACACAACTGAAGAAGGGGAAAAGGTGGAACCGATGAGCAATACAGCGCCACAAACATGTAATTTTGATCCCAATAGAGCAACATTCATTTACAAGCCTTCTTGGGCAATTGGAGCGAAAGGATTGGATTTAATTAAAGAATCAGAAGGATTCGAAGCGGATGCATATGTAGATCCTGCGACAGGCGGCGAGCCTATTACCATAGGATATGGTTCTACTGCTGCCGCTATTGACAGACCCGTCAAACTTGGCGATACGATAACCAAAGAAGAGGCGGAACGGTATCTGGCTTATGCGATCAACAAGAAGTTTATGCCCGATCTAAGAAGATACATTAAAGTTGACTTGACTCAGGGTATGATTGACGCCTGCCTTTCATTGTTATATAACTTCGGTTCATCGACTCTAGTTAAGAAACTCAACGAGCGAGATTATTGTGGAGCAGCTGATGAGTTCTTGAGATGGAACAAAGCTGGCGGCAAAGTTCTAAAAGGATTGACGATCAGAAGGCAAAAAGAAAGAGAACTATTCTTGACTCAATAAATAGTAAGTTAGGGGATAAGAAAAAGTAAAATGCCAAGAACAACGAGATTATATTCGGACTTCGATATCTCATTTAAGAAGCACCCCGTCACTGACGATTTAGTCAAGAAATCCGACTATTCCTCAGT